AAACTGAGTCTTGGCATAACATTAGTATTTATCGAACGTATAAATACATATGGAGCCGAGAAGATATGACAACATTGACACAACAAAAGCAAGAAGTATATGATTATGTAAACGCCAGTTTAGGTGGTGGAATGGTAGATGTGGAGTTAGATCCCGTACATTATGAAACTGCTCTTAAAACAGCACTTACAAGATTCAGACAAAGATCGGACAATTCAGTAGAAGAGTCGTATATGTTCCTTCCAACTGTAATTGACCAAAACAAATATATACTACCAAATGAAGTTATTGAAGTGAGAAAATTGTTTCGTAGATCAATTGGTTCAAGAACAGGCGGAGGAGATGGTGGTACACTATTTGAACCATTCAACTTGGCGTACACAAACACCTATCTTTTAGCAAGTTCAAACATGGGCGGATTAGCAACTTATGAATTGTTTAGTCAGTACCAAGAATTAGTAGGCAGAATGTTTGGTTCATTTATTGAATTCAAATGGAATACTACTACAAAAGAATTATTACTTCTACAAAGACCAAGAGCAGAAGAAGAACTATTATTGTATTGTTACAATTACAGACCAGATAGTGAATTATTAAAAGACTATCTAGCAGTTCAGTGGATTAAAGATTACACACTCGCACGTTGTAAGATTATGCTTGGTGAAGCAAGAAGTAAATTTGCTACTATTGCCGGTCCACAAGGTGGTTCTACACTTAACGGTGATAATCTAAAGGCTGAAGGCCTTGCTGATATAGAGAAATTGGAAGAAGAAGTCAAAACCCAGATACCAGGCGGTGTTGGGTATGGTTTCACAATTGGCTAAAAACTTCTTGACTTTTTGCTAAACATATATTAGTATAATAATACGAACAGAAGGAAATCTGATGAAAATCTTCAGTACAATATTAATTTTGCTTTTTCTTGCAGGCTGTTCAGGGCATATTGCTCCGCCGGCTGTAAAATTTGGTAAAAAATGTACAGTAGCAGAAGACGGTAACGTTGTCTACTCTTACATTTGGTTACACAAAAAAGGCGAGGAATTAAAAGCAAATAAGGAAACTTGTAAACAAATACAGGACTAAAAAATGATAGTTGGAATCTGTGGTCTAATAGGCAGTGGTAAAGATACAATAGCAGAGCATTTAATACAAAATCATAAGTTTGTAAAAATAAGTTTTGCAGACAAATTGAAAGATGCTGTCGCTACTATGTTTGATTGGCCACGTGATATGCTAGATGGCAAAACTGAACAAAGTAGGTTTTGGCGTGAACAAGTAGATCAATTTTGGACCGCAGAAACCGGCCGTGAAATAACACCAAGACTAGTTCTACAAGAATTTGGTACAGAATGTATGCGTGAAGGGTTCTTTGACGGTATCTGGGTAAGTTTAGTTAAACATAAATTAATTAACAATCCTGAAACTAATTGGGTTATTCCTGATGTACGTTTTCCAAATGAAGCAAAAATGCTATATCAAATAGGTGGAGAAGTATGGCGTGTAAAACGTGGTCCTGATCCTGCTTGGTTTAGTGAATATGTACAATTTAATGTTGAGCCTACTGATGTTCATGCTAGTGAATGGGCCTGGGCACATACAAAGTTTACTAAAGTGTTTGAAAACGATACTACAATACAAGGACTTAAAGATCAGGTACAAGATCACCTTGTTTCCATTTAACACCTTCTTTATATAGAATCTTACTGCAATTAGAACAAACTGTTTTTAAGTTACTAAACCTTACGTTGTTTAGATTACCATCGATATAGTAAACACTGAATTGTTCTTTGTGTCTACTTTTAAATCCACACTTGTCACAGTTGTTTTTCATAGTATATCCTGCTTGTTGCCATTTAGGCATACCATGATGAGGTCTTCCATGTCTAGTACAGGACTCACACTTACTTCGATAGAAAGGTTTACCTTTCTTATAGTAATTAATAGCAACTGGTCGTTGCCCACAAGCACATAAAGGTCTCATATAACTATTTACCTGCCCTTTTACTTCCCTTTTTAACGGTATTTAACCCCTATGATTTTGGTTTTCGGCATAAATAATAGTAAACAAGAATAGTATGAACTATTACCAACAGGAGAAAACAAAATGGCTTTAACATCACCAGGTGTACAGGTTACTGTAATAGACGAGTCGTTCTATACCCCAGCAGAACCAGGTACAGTACCAATGTTGTTTGTTGTATCTGCACAAGATAAAACAAACGGATCAGGAACAGGAACAGCGAGTGCTACTACAAAAGCAAATGCTGGTAAACCTTTCCTAGTTACTTCACAAAGAGAATTAACTGAATTATTTGGGGACCCAACTTTTTATGTAGATTCAAACAATAACCCATTACACGGTAATGAGTTAAATGAGTACGGATTACAAGCGGCATACTCTTATTTAGGTGCGGCAAATAGAGCATTCGTAACTAGAGCGGATTTAAATACTTCAGAGTTAACAGCGGCTTCTACAGCCCCTGCGGCAAATCCGGCAAACGGTACATACTGGTTTGATACAGCAAATTCAATATTTGGTATCTTTGAATGGAATGGTGCGTCAGCGACTACTACTGGTGGGCAGTCGTTTACAAACAAAATTCCTACAGTAATTACTGATGCAACTAAAGTAGATAGCGGAGCGCCTAAGACTTCTGTTGGTGGAATTGGCGATTACGCGATTGTATCTACAACAACACTTAACAAGTTGTTTTACAAAAATAAATCAGGAACATGGGTACAAGTAGGATCAACTGCTTGGATTAGTTCATGGTCAACTGTAACAGGAACACAAAGCAATCCTACAATAACTAACGGTGCTACAATGAGCATTAATGGTTCAGTTGTAACTTCAGGTGGTGTTGCACTATCTGATGTAGTAACAGCAATTGGATCTGCAGGTATTAGCGGAATTACTTCAGCAGTAGTTGATGGTAAATTAGAAATTTACTCAACTGGTGCAGATGTTGTGTTAGCAGATAACAGTTCAACATTGTTAGCAGAAATAGGTTTAACAGCAGGTACTTACAAAGCACCTAAGTTAACTATTGCTCCACACACGCAAGTTCCAGGTTACAAGTCAACAGATACAGCACCAAGACCAACTGGTTCAATGTGGATTAAAACTACACAACCAAACAAAGGTGCTAACTGGCAGGTTAAAGTTTGGAATGACACAACTAAATTGTGGGAAACTAAATCTGCTCCAATTTACGCAAACAACCAAGAAGCACTATACGGTTTAGATAAAACTGGTGGTGGACTTAACTTACCAACTGGTGATGTGTTTGTAAAATATAATGTTGATGAAGCAACTGACCCTATTGCAGATTTTAAAATCTACAGAAGAGGATCAACAGGTGCTACAACAATCAAATCAAACATTATTACTACACAATTAACAGCGGGTACTTACGCATTTAACATACAAGAAACTGCTCCTAACTCAAGTGCATTAGGTTCAAGTGTAACAGTAAGTGTAACAACAACAGCGGCAACAAGTGATGCTGATCTAGTTGCAGGTGCAATTAACTCCGCAGGTTTAACTAATGTTGTTGCAAGTGTTGACTCAAGCAACAGAATTGTAATTGAACACAACGATGGCGGTGACTTCCATATTACTGACACAGGTGGCGTACTAGGACTAGCAGGCTTTACAGCAACTGGTTCAAATGCTACACAGTTTTTATTAGAAGCACCATCTACTTCAGCACATGATTTTATTGCAAGTAACTGGGTTATTTTAACAGTAACTAATTCAGCAACTGCACCAACTTCATTGACAACAGACGGTACTTTATGGTACAGTTCAATTATTGACGAAGTAGACATTATGATCCACAATGGTACAACTTGGGTTGGATATCAAGATTCAACAAGTCCGTACTTTGCGGCGGCGGCAGGCGATAAAACAGATCCAGCAGGTCCAATAGTAAGTGCAACTGAGCCTACTAAACAATCAGATGCAACTGATCTTAAAAATGGTGACCTTTGGATTTCAACTGCTGACTTAGAAAACTATCCTAAGATTTACAAGTACAATGGTGCTACTTTAAAATGGGTATTAATTGACAATGGTGATCAAACTACTGAAGATGGTATTTTGTTTGCAGATGCTAGATACAATACAGCAGGTGCAAATAGTGCCACAGCAGGTACAATTGAAGCACTATTAAGTTCTAACTACTTAGACCCAGATGCTCCAGATCCAGCATTATATCCAAAAGGTATGTTGCTATGGAACTTACGTAGAAGCGGATTCAACGTAAGAAAATTTGTACGTAACTCAATTGATGTATCAGGTAACAACTTAAGATTCAATAACAACGAATCAATGGCGGCTTACTACTCACACAGATGGGTAACTGAATCAGGCAACCAAGCAGACGGTTCAGGTTCATTTGGTAGAAAAGCACAAAGAAAAGTTGTTGTACAAGCATTACAGGCAATGGTTAACAGCAACCAAGACATTAGAGATGACAACTCAAGAATCTTTAACTTGATTGCTTGTCCTGGTTATCCAGAACTAATCGGTGAAATGGTAACACTAAACACAGACAGAGGCCTAAGTGCATTTGTTGTAGGTGATACACCATTTAGATTAACAAGCGATGCAACTTCATTAAATGAATGGGCAACAAACGTTAAACTAGCAACTGAAGATAACGATGACGGTGCAGTTACAAGAGATGAATATGTTGGAATGTTTTATCCAAGTTTATTCACAAGTGATAACGCAGGAAATAACGTAGTTGTTCCAGCATCACATGGTATACTAAGAACTATTGCATTAAGTGACCAAGTATCGTTTCCATGGTTTGCACCAGCAGGTACAAGACGTGGCGGCATTACAAACGCAAGTGCATCAGGATTTATTGACAGCGAAGGCGAATTTAAATCAATTGCACTTAACGAAGGTCAAAGAGATACATTGTACTCAAATGCTATAAACCCTGTAACATTCTTAAGTGGTGCAGGACTTGTAAACTTTGGTCAAAAAACTAGAGCCAAAAATGCTAGTGCTTTAGACAGAATCAACGTTGCAAGACTAGTTGTGTACTTACGTTCACAGTTAAACAAACTTGCTAAACCTTACATTTTTGAACCTAATGATAAAATCACTAGAGATGAAATTAAGGCGCAAGTAGACTCCTTACTATTAGAACTTGTAGGTCAAAGAGCATTATATGACTTCTTAGTAGTGTGTGACGAATCAAACAACACACCAACTAGAATTGATAGAAATGAGTTGTATGTAGATGTTGCTATTGAGCCAGTTAAGGCTGTAGAGTTTATTTACATTCCACTAAGACTTAAAAATACAGGTGAAATAGCGGGGCTATAAGGTAGATAAATACATTAAACAGGAGATATTATAATGGCAATTTCAACACTATCTAAAATTACAGTACCTTTAGATTCTAGTGCAAGTGCATCGAATCAAGGACTGTTGATGCCAAAACTCCAGTATCGCTTTAGAGTGTCGCTGGAAAACTTTGGTGTTTCAACTCCAACAACAGAGTTGACAAAACAAGTTGTAGACGTTACTAGACCTAACGTTTCTTTCGAACAAATCACAGTTGATGTATACAACTCAAGAGTATACCTAGCAGGTAAACATACTTGGGAAC